AGATTTCCTTGCAGATCCAAGGTTTGCAACCGCCTCGCTGCCTCAGAAGATGGAGGCGCTTGATAAGATTGCTGCCTATAACGAGGGGGTTTTAGGGAAGCGAATCGAAACCCCGGATGGGCTCAGAGCGGATTATCCAGCAGGGGATGTCTTTGGTGCGATCCATGACCTTGGTCGGCAAGAGGAAGACCGCCGCAGGGCGGTGATGGCCGACCATGTGGCTGGCAGGGCCTATGATGTAGCCTCGGCAAACGACCAGGACCCGGCGGCAACTCTGGAGAAAATCCAGGCCTACGTGGCTGGCGATAAGAGCGTTGCTCTCGGACCAGATGAAATGGACGCAGCAAATGAGTGGATTGCCGCAAACGATACAGTCCAAAAGAAGGTCGGGGGCACCTTTGCTGGCAACGGCACAAGATCCAGATTCTCGATCGATACCCCAAATGGAGCCAGCATCGGCTCCGGGCTCGCCTTCACCTTCAATGGGAAGGCATACAACTACCTCTCCTTCGACTCCGACGCCGAGGGCCAATCTGAGCAAGACCCAACCAAAAGGTTCAGGGCCATTGTGCCAGCCCCAAAAACCTGGGAAGTCGCGAACAAGGAGCTCACTGATCAGATCGAGCAAACCAAGGCGAGGCTTGCCGACCTAACGGCTCAGTCTGAGCGCAAGCCATCTCTTATCGAGCAGATCGACGCCGCCTCAGATCCACAATCTGCCCTCTCCCAGCAAGTTGCGGTATATAATGAGCGCAAGAGACTCACGTCCGAACTGGGCAGGCTTCAGGACAAAAAGGATCTCTATGCCAGGGGCACAGAGGGGCACACAGCCCTCATGTCAGAGCAAGCAATCGACGCGATCAAGGGCAACGAAACCCTGCTGTCCCACGTCCCAAGAGGGGAAGGCATTGTTGGTAGAGTGTGGACTGAAACTCACATGGGCGTAAAGGAGGCGTATTTGGGAACTGTTGCGGGGCTCCAGTATGCCACTGGATTTGAGGATGCCGCAAAAGACACGTTTCAAGTGCAGAAGGAATTTTCCCTCTACCGCGAAGCCTACGGCATGGGTGACAGGGCGTTTCGCGGTAGCGTGTGGGATAATATTCTTCGCGAGGCTGGGCCTGAGCTTGCTCAGACTGCCGTCGATCTTGGTATTGGGATGGGCGTTGGCAAGATGATCCGTGGTGGTGCCAGATCACTCTCAGCGCTGGCTGGTCGCGAGATCGCTGCTGGCGTTGGCGAGGGAGCCTCAGTAGTTGCTAGGGGCGTCGCGAATGCAGCACAGGCCCAATCCAGAAAGAGGGCCGAGGAATGGATGATCAAGAAGTTTGGGAAATGGGGAGAAGCTGCCATTGGCTCATTTCCCGGTGCTTTTGAGGAGGCATCCGGGACCCTTCAATACGTCATCCAGGCGGATGAAATGGATGATCAGTCCGATTCGCTCCGAGCCCAAGCCGCCAAGCTGCCAGACTCTGTTGAGTTTGCCGACCAAAGAGCAGAGCTATTGGCCAAGGCGGACAGCCTCAGCAGCAATGCGGAGAAAATCCACAACAACGCAGCCCTGGCCTTCTGGGCTCAGGTTGGTATCACCCTGGGAACTGACGCCATCGGTTTCGAGAAGATCCTCAGCAGAAAGGGTGTCCCCCTCAAGGAGTCTGCGGCTAGAGCGCTGGTATCCTCCCGGATGGAAAAAATGGGGGTGACGGGAGCCACGGAAAAAGTAATCAACGAAACCGCCAAAGTCCTCCTCGATGACATCGAATCTAGGACCGTGGACTTCTTCGCTAAGTCCCCTTTGGCCAACAATCTCATGCAGAGGCTGGAGGCGGGCCTTTTCGAGGGCTCCACAGAGGTGCTCCAGGGGGTTCTCAACAACACCGTGACCCAGCAATTCCTTGATGAAAATCAGGACATTTTCAATGCTAATCAAGGGGAGTCCGAGTTTGGTGTTGGTATGCTAATCGGCACCATCATGAAGCGCGTTTCATCGAGCGTTGATCCTGCCGTAGTGCAGCGAGCCATCCATCAAACTATCGATTCCAATGATGCGAAAATCAGAGAAACCCGCGCAGTTGCCAAGGCAGCCGGGGAAAAGATCGCAGTGGGAGAAATTGATGGGTTCGGCGCTGTGGAGGATCACGCCGACGTGGTCAAAGAAAACCCAGATGGCACATTCAGAATCTCAGACGCCAAGGACGTTGCCTCAGACCAAGACCCTCGCGGCATCTTTGGAGGTCTTCAGTTCAAATCCAGAGAAGAAGCCGAGGCTTTTTCCAAGACCCGTTGGCAGACTGCATTCGAGGCATTCTTGCGAGAGGACCTCTCGAAGAGGACTCAATCTGGCTTGACCGACACCCTCGACCAAAGCGGCAATCCAACCATGAAGAAGTCCGAGATAGAGGCTCAGGTTGGAACAATGCGAATCATGGCTGATGCCACGGCAGCCAGCAACGATATTGGCAAGGAGACGTTCTATGCTGCCATGCTTCAGTCCCAGGAGGGATACAGCAAGGCTGATATTGGGATTGAAACCGACGCATACGCCGAGGCTGTGCGCAGACTCTCTGCCGACCCGACCCTGGTTCCAGAGAGCCTTCGGGCAGAACTGGAGAAGGAGAGCCGAGCCATCAATGACCCCAATAGCGCACCGACCACGCATCCAGAGCTTCAGGCGATCATTTCCACGGTGGCAGCAACTCTTGATGCTCAGCGGGGTAGCCACCCCGGCAAGGTGGCCTATAGCATGAAGCAGAATGATGCTGGCGAAATGACCGGCCAGCGGACAGAGCGAGCAACCCTTGCGACCTCATACGAGTCGCCAGAGCGCGTAGCGGCATCAATCAATGCCTCCTTGCCGGATGGGTACAGCGTTGACCCCCAAATTAGCAAGTATGGAGACTTCTCTGGAAGAGTTTCCATTATGTTTGAGGGTCAAGAGGTTGGGTTCATTGCTGTTGATTTTGACCACACTACACAAGATGTCAGGATCAATAAATCTGAAATCGACAAGGCTCATCGTGGCAAAGGCCTAGCCAAGAAGACCTATATTGCCATTAACGATGCCTTGGTGGCTAACGGCCTCCCTCCGCTTCGTTCCGATAACCGCAGTCTCACCCAGGATGCGGCGAACCTATGGCGCTCCCTTGAGAGGGATGGGTTAGCCAGAGAGAGGACCGATGGTGTCCGTGGATTTGAGTTTACATCGCCAGTGATAGGTTCTGGTCAAGCCGGACCATCAAATGCGACAATTCCATCTGAGAAGCTCGCTGGCTCACCAGGGACTGCATCCGGGATCAACCTCGTCAGTGACGGCAAGGCTCTTCGCGTCATCCCAACTCTCGACTCCAAAGGGAAGGTCGTCGGGACAAGGGTTGTGTCAATGGACCCTCATGCCTTGGTGCAGAGATACAATGGCGAAAGCAACGACAAGAGCTCGCCGACGGCAAAGTGGTTGAACGCTCGCGGAATTACATCCCCGGCATCCTATGCCCAATGGCTTGCGTTTGCTGGACACCACCAGGAAATGCTGAACGCCACAGAGGGTCCCGCACAAGACCAGAACAAGCGCCGCAACGAGATCCAGAAGCGGGCCGATGCAGACTTCGCGGCCTCCAAAAAGAAGGGTGGCCTTGGTCTTCAGCCCGCTGGCGTCAAACTGACCGATACCGGAGGATATACGTCGAAAGACCAACAGAAGGCAGCGTCTGCAACCAAGTTCATTGGCAGGGGCTCCAAAGGGAGCTCGACGGACACCTATGCCAAGGACTTTGGTAGGCTTGCAAATGCTGGAGCATACACCCCAGGGGATGTAGTGTTCATCAGTTCAAACGGAAGCAGGGATGACCGTGTCGCTCCAGACTTTGCGGAGATCTCAAAGGCTATCGCAGCCGGGGCGAGGTTTGTGACTGATGACCCAGCGGGCCGGAGCCGACCATACAATGTCGGGGAGAGGGAGGTTGCTGACTTCCTTCGAGAAAATGGATACCATGAGGCATCTGCAAACGGCATGTCAACGTGGGCGGCATCCCCAGTCGAAGCGTCTGTAACTCCAGGCCAGAACGCGAGGTCGATCACTCTGCTGGATAGCTCTGGAAATCCATCCCCAGGCACGGCTACTATTCCGATCCTTCCAATGTCGTTCTGGTTTGGCGGGAGATCGACATACAACATGATCCTCACCGGGCACCGGAGAGGGACCACCCGCTTCGCCTACAAGGGCCAGAACATCCTCCCTGGGTCGATTGCATTTATCCAGAACCCATCAGACCCCTCGAAGGGTGTCTATGTGCTGGTCGAAGAATCATACTCACTGGGCGAAAGGCTCAAGGAGCTTGATGGCAACATGCGTGAGCTCGCCAATCGGATCGCTCGCGAAGAAGGCTACACTGTGGAGTATGTGAATTCTCAGATCCTTGGGCGCAAGGACTGGGCTCGCCAGATGCATCTGAAGTATCGCCCGGTTGATGCAACCTATGCAGCACTCCGCCAACAACTGGAATCCGCCGTTCTCGCCGACCATGTCAGCAAGACTGTGACTGGCAACGTAAAGCGGGCCGAAGGCGAGAAGCTGGACAAAACCTCCATCGCCGCCCTTGGAGCTCTGGCGAGCGACATTATTGGTGCATCCCAGACGGAGGGCAAGCCCGACCCAACGGTCGGGACTAGATCCAAACTGAGAACGGACGCCTTCTTTGCCAGGAGAGCCAAAGGGACCTCCAAAAACACAGCCCAGGGCGACGCCGCACTCATGCGCAAGGATATTGAGGAGGCCAAAAGGGCCTTCGCCTCAATCCCCTTCCGGCCTGAGAATAAAGCAGAAAAGATCGCCGCTAGAGACAGGGTGAAGGCCCTGGAGGCAAGGTTGGCTGCATTTGAAAAGGCGTCTTCTCAAAAATTAGGCGAACAAAGGGGGGCGGAATCTGCTCCCGCGCCAAACCCAATCGAGCTCATCAAAAAGCTTCCTGGTCACAAGGGCATCAAACAGATGATCTCTGCCGTGGAGAGCGCTGCCGCACGCGAAGGAATCGATGTCTTGGCGTCCCCAGAATATGCATCCCTGGTAGCGAACAAAATCACCGTCGGCCAGTTCATCTCTGGATTGTCCCAGCGGGCCAATACAGCAGCCCTCGCCGCCGTTGAGGGTGAGGCTGGTGCAGCAATGCTTGTGGCTCAAATGGATCTCACTGAAGACGACGAGCGCAGAAGAAGCGCATCGGGTAATTCGCCCGGCGTCCAAGGTCCATCCATTGCAGAGCGCCTAGCCCTTACCTCCAACCCAATGGAGATCCGTGAGAAGATCCGCAAGCGCAACCGCCTGCTGAAGTTCTCCCAAATGGATGCCAGCGGGAAGTTCCGCTTCCCCCTTGGCAATGTCGGCACCGAGCAGGAACAAATGACTGCTCGCGAGGCGATCGAGAGCGGGCGGGCAGCATTCATCGGCACCTACAATGCGAACGACAGGGTTTCTCAAACTGGACCAGTCAGGTTCAAGCCTGGGTCGGCCATGGCGAACGCCCTGAATGCCGCAATGAAGAGCGACAGCAAGCCATTGGTCTTTGTTGCTGTGGACGAGAGCGGCAAGCATCACTACTTCTCGCAGGTCGAATACAACGGCACCCCAATGCTGTTCAATACGACCCAGATGTCCGATCCAATGTATGGGTGGGGCAGAGGGACCGACGTGCAGATGATGGCGGCATTCTACCTCTTTGCCGTGGACTCCACTCCAAAAGAAGGGGGGATTCCAATCTCCAGCTTCTATCGCCGCTGGACATCAGCGATGGCAAATGGGATTCAGCAAAGCACCAAGGACGGGATTCCAAACTGGAGACAGTTGGAGGCCGGGTGGAGAATTGTCTTCGGCCAAGGCGGACACGCCAAGGCCCTCACGGCTGAGCGCATTGCCGAGCTCGCCACCCTGAACTCTCCTGAGCTAACCCACCCAGATCCGTTCAATGTGGGCATCAAGAGCCCAGTCAATACCCGCGAGCGAACCGATGGCCCTCCTCAGACAATTCAGGACGACGGAAAATTCTCCGGGAAGGACGCAGAGGACCGGGGCGGTCAGGACTTCTCCGGCTTTAACGAGGGGCACGAGATCCGCGTCCCTATCACCATGACCAACCGGCGCAACGGTGCTCTTGAAGCAATGGCTGCTGAAGAGGAGCGCGATTCGGCCCTTTGGGAGTCCCTGTTTGGCGAGGAGGACACCACTCAATCGCAGGCGGACGACAATGCCTCAAATGCAGGCAAGGAAGGCGCGATGACTGATGTGGAATGGGCGTTTGGCAATGGGCTTGATAGCGACAACGTCGAAAACAAGAAGGACTCCATCCTCACTGCATTGGTGAAGCACGTTCTTGGCGGCGAAGAGTCTGTCAGGGCAATGATGGGCACTGATACCGAAAACCCAGAAGCCCAGGCAGAGGCCCAGAAACTGCGCGAGCAGATTGTCGCCGACATCACAGAGACTCAGGATCTGATCGACGAGGCCATCGACAAGGGTAACGGCGCTCAGGCCAGAGAGTTCCGCCTCGCCCTTCAGCGCAGGGCAGAATCGCTGGCCGGGAAGGCAAAGTATCCAGGCGACATCACTGCCGATGAATTTATCCCAGACCTGCTGAAATTTGCCAGCAGGCAGGCAAACGCAGCAGAGACTCCGGTTACTGCTGAAGACATCATTGTTGGGACTCCGGGAACTCCAAACTGGGGGTTCAACCTTAACCATCTCAACGAGATCATCTGGGCTCTTCGTCCAAAGGAGGGCAACCCAGAGCGGTTCAATGCGCTCATGGCTGCCAAGAGTATTTCCAGAGAAAAGCGGGATCAGTATTTGAAGCTCATCAAAGATAATCCTGAGAGCCCCAATGTCACCACCTGGGAAAAGTGGGCGGCGGCTAGAGACGATGAAATGAAGGCTGCGGATGAAGAGATCAGTCGCGACTACGGGACGACTGTTCTGGCCAATGCCCTCGGTGCATCCAGTGATGAAAAGCTCGCCGACGGCATCATTTCCAATCTGATTGGCTCGATCTGGTATAATCAGCGCGTTGTTCCAGCCAGGGACCTCTACTCGCGCCTAGCCTTCAAGCAGGTCAACCGGACCACCCTTGCCGACATCGTTGACTTGGCGAACACGATTGGGTCCATGGATGACCACGCTCTTGGCGATGAACTGCTTTCGGAGATCGATTCGATGCAGTCGGAGGCAACCAATGATGTTGAGTTCATGAATGCCCTTGAAAAGCGCATCGAGGTCCTTGCCGACGAAGCCTATCGCGGATCAACCATGTCTGCCCGCTTGGCGCTCATGCTGAATGTGGTGTCTGAGGTAAGGTCCGCTCAGCTTGGCGTCAAAAACAGCGCGAGATCCAAAATCTCCAAACCGAAGAACCCAACCCCAGAGATGCCCCTCACTGGTCTATCCATTGACCAGATCGTTTGGCGCAGCCTGCTGCCAGAGGGTGCAACAATGCCCCAACGCGATTCGAGGACTGAGTCCACCAAAGAGGAGAAGGATGACGAGGAAAGGGAGAAGCTTCTCGGCTCGTCTGAGGACCTTGACGGCTCCATGTCTGGCATCGAAGTCATGTCCGCAGAGGATGCGGCTAGGCAGCTTGCTGCAAAGAAGGAGCGTGCGGACAGGGCTGAAGCAATCGCTATGCTTGAGGGCGGAGAGTTCCGTATCCCTGGGAGAACCAGCGTCCAAGACAAGGCCGACGGCGGAACCTATGATGCCGCCGACAAGTTGACGGCAAAGACAGCGGCGTCGCTGGCTGGCAAGATCTCCGCTCAGGCAATGGAGATCTCCAAATCACTGCCAAGCTTTGATGAAAAGTCGGAATCAGGCCATGAGCTCAAGGTCTTGAATTCGGTCCTTGGAAAGGCATCATCTATTGATCCAGCCTCCCTGATTGGCCAACGTGTCGATCAGCCGGGTCCGGCGTTCGATGCCGTCCACAGCCTTAGCAGAGCGGTCAGAAATGCTGTTGCGGCCATGCAGGCCAACCCAGCGAAATACAGCGCTGAAGATGTCGCTGCCCTCAAGCGACAGGAGAACGTAAGCTGGGAGATCCTCAAAGCGATCAGTGGCAGGCAGGAGCAGTCTGGCATGTCTGGTCAGAGCGTTCCGACCCCAGCGGTGCTGAGCGTGCTTGAGGCCAACACGTCCTCTGGCGCATCTGCCATGGACCTCTGGAATGGCATGAAGAGCATTTATGACTCCTTGGACAACACCAGGGCCAGAAAGGAAATGAAGCGCAACTTCTGGGCATCTCTCATTCAGGCGGACCCGGCCATGCTGAGGGCGTGGAAGGATACTCGACGCGACTTGCAGAAGTCCTGGGGAGTCCCAGTGATCACCAAGGACCCAAACCCTTCAGAGAGCCATGAAGAGGCCCTGGTCGGCCTGTATCGCGATAACTGGAGGCCGAAATCCAAGACCACCGCATCCCTCTATCAGGATGACATGGGCGACGGAAAGAAGCGCGGCACTGCACGCGGGAAGATCCAACTTTTCAACGGTGCCCTTCCAAAGGTTTCCTTCACCAAGGACGCCACCCCAAGCACCTTCATCCATGAAATGATGCACTGGATGATGAATGTTCGCGGTGGAGCCCAGGGCAAGCGCCTGATGGAGGTCATGCTTGGAGAGAATGAATTCTCCAAGGTCTGGGACTATGCCACCAACGGAGGCAAGCTCGACCCGCAGAACAACAGCCAAAGAAGGAACATCGAAGAGCGCGTCGCCTATGGCGTTGAGCAATACTTCGGGGACCTTGGTAAAAGATCATCAGCACAGGGCAACAACCCTGGAGAGCTCGCGATGCCAAATGGTGCCGCCGCTCGCCTCGGTCGCGTGATCCGCAGAATCTGGAATCAAATCTACAGCAAGGACCCTTCGGTTGACCAGCGCATGAGGGAGGCCTTTGACTCGGTCTTCAATCCTCCACGTCAAGGTGTGGCTAGACCAAACCAAGACACCCCTCCTGTTGAGCGCGTGGACATCAGCAGCAAGGATGGGGTCATGGGATACATGGTCGAGAAGTTCGGCGTTGATAACGCTGAGCTTGCCGCCGAAATCGCCAAGGCTATGGACGCTGAGACTGGCGCTCCTGCTAGAACACTGGATGCGCCAATCATCCCGGAAACCGGTGAGGGCAATGATCCAGAAGATCTGGCAACTGCCATGTTCGGAGTGGATGACCAAGGCATGATCGATGAGGGCGACCAATTGCGCTCTGAAGTCGGTGAAGACATGGAGGACTATATCCCCGAAGAGGCGTTCCTTGACGACGACGAGGGCAAAACCCTCTACCAATACACGCCGACCGCTCGCAGGGGCACCAGGACCGTGTCCAGAGTCAGAGCAACAGCCGAAAGCCTTCAGGCCCAGCCCGGAAGACTCGCCCGGTTCGCATCCGCCCTTCTTCGCTTCGGATACAGACTCCGCGCCAGAGGAGCAGCGCCACTATCTATCTTCAGGGCAAAGCTGCGCGCCAATGACCATCACACAACTGTTGAGGGGCAGATGCTTCGCCATCAGAATGAGATCTCGTCGGCCCTGTCGGCGGCTACCAGCAACCTCCTGAATCCATCACTGGAGCACAGGGAGCGCGGCGTCATGAACACCCACATCAACAATGCCATGGGCAGCAATGATGCGAATGTCCGGGCTGCCGCCCTTCAGGCCATGCCGGACAGGCTGCGGATTGCTGTGCAGAACGCCAGGGTGTTTGTCGATGGGCTCATGGAGGATCTTGTCAATCGAGGCATCATCTATGGGCAGGGTGCCGTTGGCCTGTGGAGCTCCAAGCAGGGCTTCTTCATCCACCGCAGCTATGCTTTCACAAACAAGAACGCCATAGACCAAGAGCAGTGGGCTCGCGAGTCGAACGGTGGGCAATTGTGGAATGACGCCATTGCCAGACTCACTCGCTATGGAACCCCCCCGGCAGAGGCGGATAGGCTGCTGTCGAATCTGATTAAGTTCGTTGGCAATACCCAGCGGGGAGGCAAGAGCCCAGTGACAACAGCCCGCCTGTTCGGCGGGGTCGATGAGCTTGCCCCAAGGGGGTCTGCCGCGGCTAATTCCAATGGGGATTGGTTGAACGGCGCAGTCGCAGAGGTTCTTGGCGAGCAAACAGACTCGGAGGTCCGATTCGTGAACACTGTCAAGGCCATCAATGATGTTGTCCTTCAGCATGAAATGCAGGCCCAAGTCAGGGACGAGGGGCTGGCGTCTGGATGGGTTGTCAAATACGAGGACGGCAAGCCTCTTCCAAAAGGCTACATCCGCTTCAACGAGAAGAAGGATGTCGATCTTCGCAACGACCCATACCTCTTGGCCCTGAGCAAAGGCCCGCTTGCTGGTTACGCAGCGCCAGCGGATTTGGTCAACTGGTGGAACGGCGTGATTCATGACGAGATTCAAAATCATGAGATCCACCCATTCCTTCAGGCAATGGCTGCGGTGAACGGGGCTTGGAAATACTGCAAGACGGTCCTTAGCGCCACTACGTCCTTCGGGAATGCGTCCTCTTCATACCTGACGATGATTGGCACTGGCCACACCCACGCTGGACTTGGTAGGGCTCTCGCTGCGGCCATGGCTCATGAGATTGGCCACACTGCCACAGGGAAGCTGATCATGTCTGATGCCACCATTGCCAAGTTCAGGGCAGTCTATGACTCGCTGAGCGCCGTTGGAGCGGTAGATTCGGGCACGTTTGCGGAAGTGATGGACACCTTCAGGAGGGCACCAAGGCTGACTGAAATGTTCTCTACTCTCGCCATTGCCCACGGGACAGCCCATGGGGGTGCGGCATCGGAGATGGGCCGGAGGGCTCGCGGGTTTCTCGGCAAGGCCAAGAACTCCATTTCTGGAATCTACCGCTATGGTGATGCCATTTTCAAGATGGCGGTCACAATGGCTGAGGTCCCATCCCTTGAGCGCGCATTCCCTGGAAAGACCCAGGACGAGTATCTGCGGATGGCGGCAGCCAGGGCCAATGACACCATGTATAGCTTTCAGCGGGAGCCAAATCTTCTCCGCTCATTCCGGGCCTATGTTCCGGTCATTGGCCCGTTCTTCTCGTATTCATACGGGATCACCAGGGCTATGACGATGGGCCTGAGAACGGCTGCTGGCGACATCTTCGAGGGATTCGCAAGGATGCGAGCTAAAGATGCGGGTGGCGGAGCTCAAGCCTGGATGGGCCTCAAGCGCATGAGTGGGCTTATGTTCATTGGCTATGGGGCGCAAGCGCTAGCTGCATTCTTCGCATCCAAACTAGGGTGGGATGATGATAGAGATAAAGCCGCCAGAAAGCTCCTCCCTGACTACGACAGGGATGGCGTCCTTGTTTACACCAACGAGTTTGAGGCTGGCAAGGGTGCTGGATACATCAACATTTCCAGATTTCTTCCGTTCATGACCCCAACAAAGGGATTTCAACACGGAGCCGGTCTCATTGCGGGGATCGTGCAGGCGGCTATGGCTGGCGACAAGGCCAAGGTAGATGAAACCATCGACAAGCACGGCACGCGGGCTCTGATGCAGATCCTGGCACCATTCCTTGATGAGCAGTCTTCCTTTGTTGCCGCCAACATGCTCATTCGCGGCGTGGATAGAAATGGTCGAAAGATCGTTGGCCTGAATGATGGAGGAACCGAGGCTTTCTGGAAAGTTTTTGAGGCATACGCCAAGGAGTTCATTCCTGGGACGGTGAACTCAATGGATAGGGCTGGGTTGATTCCCGCATCCATGCAGGGCGTCACTGGCGCGCACCCAGTTCCAAAGGACCGGACGCTCAGGGAAAAGCTCCTCTACATGATGGGCTTCAAATTCTCCGAGCTCGACATTGGCAGGGGGCTCGCGAGAAATGTCGGAGACGCCATGGCCCGCGCAGCAGAGGCCAAGGATACTCTGGGCAGACTCCTGAAGAAGGAGGGGCCAGTGAGCGCACAGGAGATCGTTGCTGTTGGTATGAGAGCCAAGCAGGACGCCGACAGGGCATCCCATGACGCAGCCCTCATTATCGATGCTTCGACAAAGCTTGGCTACCCAGTGCCAGCGCAGATTGCCGCCCTCAAACATGCGGTCACTCCGTTCGCCGGGTCGTTCCGGGAATTGTCCACCCAGCAGATCAAGAGCTCATTCTACGGGGTCTTCAGATCGCCGTTCTACTACAGTAAGCAGACGTTGCTCGATGCCGCGAGGGCGCAGCAGTCCAACAAAGACTCCAGGGCGGAAGGATTCTCCGAGCTCCACAGAAAAGGTATCGCGGCCTTTGGCTCAGGAAGGTAATTTGTAGGGGAACCTAGACAGCAGCCACTCACCTTTCTTTAGCTGGGCAAAGCCCCAGCGAAAGGTTGGGTAGGCTGCCGCTGCCTCCTTGAGGGCGTGGACGCTCCGCGCATTGTGGATGAAGCCCCCCTTGACCTCCCAGCACTCGACTGTTCCATCCTTGAAAAAGATGCTCACGTCTGGGGTGTATTTTGTGCCCGACGGGAGGAGCAGGGTCATTGCCTCATACTTCACCGCAGCGATGGTGGCTGGGTCGTAGAGTCTTGGCAGGTATTCCAAGGCAGCAGCCTCCGTCTTGTTTGGCTCCTGCGCGGCAGGAATGCGGATCTGGGGCTTTTTGTCCGGCGTGTATGTGACACCCTCCGGCGGGGGCGGCTTGCCAAATTGGCGCTGATATTCTGCTGATGTCATTCTCATATCAAAAAGGCCCTTGCGGCTGAAAATTCTTCTGGGTAGATGCGAAACTGGGCTGTGGTGTCATAGAACATGACGTTCCCTCCAGCCTCAATAAACCAAAGGAAGGCGTGGTCCGCTCCATTGTGGAGAGCCCGGATCAGGCCTGCTGCTGGCTGGAAGGGTCTGGAAGTGTCTTTGTAGCCCTGTTTCATCAGTTCTACGAGGGCGGCGATTGCCTGATTGTCACAGTCCCACTTTTCCAACTTCCACGGCATCCATGAGTCTCGACTAGCCTTCTCAACCTCCTCCAGAGTGACAGAAATGAAGTCGTAGTCGGCAACCGGTGGCTTGAAGCCAGCGGCATCCTCGACAAGCTCCTTAACCATAGAGTGGGAGAAGGTTTGGCGGAAGACCTGTTTGGGACGTTTGAAAATAGAGAAGAGTGACATTGGATATTTATTTGGTGGTGCCCTCGGCAGGAATCGAACCTGCGACCCGCGCATTAGAAGTGCGCTGCTCTATCCACTGAGCTACGAGGGCGTTTCCGTCGCCGGGAGTTATCGGCCAGGGCGCTGACGGACGCTACCCCAATACACGCGACAATGGGCGTTGGCCTTGGCACATCCGGTGGCCAGAGCTATCATCGAGCGATTGGCTCTCCGAAGATGTTTATGGGGGTTGTCCGCTTGGGGCGGTTGAACTTGCTCTCCATTGAGGAAAATGCAGCCACCAGTCGGCTACGCTGGCTTGCATTCTTGCCGCTGAATGGATTCTTTCGGCTCAGGCCGAATCGGTTCTTGGCCTTTGTGGGCCGCTCCCAATGTGGTGATGGTTCTGTCGAGTGGCTCATGGTTCGAGTTCCTTTCCGCTAGGTGAGTTGTCAGACTCCCCCACGTAGCCGGGCGTGTCCAGAGGAAGTGGAGGGCTGGACTCTTCCAGCTTGGTTCTGGCTGCTGCCTGCCGCTCAACGATTTTCTTGCCTTCGTTGACGAGCTCAGTGAAGCCAAACCCAAGCTTTGCCATGAGCCCGCGAACTGCGAATTCAAGGATGGTTGGGTCTGTGAGGCGAGGCATGTCGAGGGCTTCAAAGACTGAAGCGACATGGCTGGGGCTGATGCTGACACCTGTGGCGGCGGCAACATGGCCAATAATGTCCTTGGTCGGCATGATCGAAGCCTGCTCTCCAAGGGCGGCGACGGCATTACAGATGCTGTAGAATTGGTGGTGGGTGAGACGGGTTTTCATAGTGTTTCGCTGAATGAGGTGGTTTCTTTGTGGTAGTCAAGGGCAATGCCTTTGTGGGTTGGTCCGCTGCGTTGTTTGGCGACGATCAGAGTAGCGGTATCTGGTTCGTCGAGAATGTTCCGATCCAAAAGCATAGCGACATCCGCATCCTGCTCAAGGCTCCCAGAGTCGCGAAGATCGTCGAGCTCTGGCTTTTTATGGACTGTTTTTCTGGCGGCTTGATCGAATCGACTCTCAAGCCTCCGTAGTTGAGCCAGGGCAATGACTGGCGATTTGATTGCCTTGGAGAGAAGCTTCAGCCTGCCGCTGATGTTTCCAACCTGCTCGTTCTTGTTGCCGCCCTTGCCGCCAGTGACGAGTTGGATGTAATCCACCTTGATCAGCACGTTGCCATACATGCGCTTTGCTGTGTAGGCGATGGCCTCGATGTCATCTATGCTGACTGCGCCATCATAGATATGCCAGTTCCAGGTTGTTATCTTCCGCTGAGCGGACAAAACCGCCTTGATCTCGGTTGGGGTGTAGGGAGTTGTTCGGTAGGAGGTCAATCCAACGCCGCTCATTTTTGCCACAGCCCTGTCGCGAAGCTCTTCATCGTCCATTTCGATGGTGATGTCGATGACGTGACATTCGTTCCCAGGAGCATCACAGATGTTGGTTGTGATGTCCCCAGAGATAGCGGTTTTGCCGACCGACGGACGAGCGCCAATGAGATACAGCTTTGGCTGGAGCCCATTTATTTGCATGTCCAGCTTCCTGAACCCGGTCTGGATTCCGAAGATCTTCCCAGGGTTCATCGCCTGCCACTGCATCCGCGCATTGATGGCGGAGAAGTCCCCGCCGCTCTTTGCCCCGACAAGCTCTGACGAAGTGAGGTCGATAGCCTTTGCCTGGAACTCGCGAACGATTTCCCTGCCTGACTCCGCCGTGTGAATCTTATCATGCCCAGAGATACATAGAGAAGCAAAGTCCTCGCGAAGCCGAAGGTCCTCAAGCATAGCCACCGCATCAGCAATGGCCAGACCGGGTTCCTCATATTCATCCAGGACGGTGACGAGGGAGTTTGCGTCATCGCTCATTCCCATTGTCAGGAGGACCTCAGACGTTGGCGTCTGATCCAGCATCCAGGCCTTCTGGATGGCTGTATAGACCTCAAAGTAGATCCCTGAGAATAGAGACTTTCTGATGCCCTTGAAGGTCAGCCTGCTGGGCTGAAGGAGGAGCAGTTTCAGTAGCTGCATCGCCACGATGTCGCCCTTATTCCTGCTCTTCATCATCCTCCCCTCCTACCTCTTCTGGCGGAATGACATCTGCTTCGACATCGTGGGTTTGTGGTGCAGCGCCTTCCCATGGGAGACGGTAGTCATCGGCGAAAATATCGGCATCGACATGCCCACGTTCGTCCAACTGCTCCTTCCACTGAGTCCACATGGAAAGAACACTTTCCTTAGTGGTGCCGTGAGACTCAAAATGCTCAGGCTCCCACTCCAGAAGAACGATGGAGGCAGCCATCATTTTATCGCGGATGTCCGAGATAGACTCCCGGCGGCACGGCAGAACCCCATGAGCCTCCTGAATCTTTCTCATGCGGCTCGCGATGGCAGATTTGCCGCCGCTTGCCGGATTTTCATTGGCCTCGATCAACAACTGCTCGCGAGCAGCGGCGAAGGAGATTGCCCCTTCAACATCCTGGGGAGCGGCAAACGACGTTGCTGCGTCGAAATGGCCAATGGCCAGATTTGGGCAGCGAAGCCAAATGCTCTCTGGTAGGACTGAGACAATCCTTGGCAGCTTCACCAGGGTCTTGAGCGCCTTGCCCGTTTTCACGGTTAGGTTAAGCTGGGAGATCGCCGTGGTCCAGTCGATGTCCCTTTCCGCAGCATAGCTACAGATCAACTGCCCAACCATTCGGTCCATGTGAACCTGAACGATCCTGGTCGTATTGCGGGTGTTCGACAGCCTTTCAAAGGCTGCTGAATACTGCTCCTCCGTTGCACCGGGGGCCATTATAGCGCCCCGGTCGGGAGTGATTGCCAGAGCGTCGCCAGTGGTCCTGGCAAACTCTCCAGAGAGGCGTTGACAATATTGGTCAAGCCATGGTGGTGGTGCGATGTCTTCAGCCATAATCAATAGGGGATGTCGTCGGTTTGGAATGGTGCTTCTTTCTTGAGTGCCGCTGCCTGGACTTCTTCAACGAAGGTGTCCCAACCAGTGACCACGTTCCGGCAGAACGTCTCGTTGTCCAGCCCGCCAGAGGTAGCCATAGCCGCCCTCATGGAGTCGTAGGCTGAGTCAACAAGCTCACGACCATGCACGGCAAACAGGGGGACAACGATGATGTCATAGACCTGCTCCCAGGTCAATCCCCTGGAGGAAAGAGCTTTGTCGGCCCGGTCAATGTCGATGGTGCCCTTATGGGCATCGTCAGCGATCCGGCGAAGAACCTGCTCAGAGGTAGCCTTGCGGACCTCTTCAGTCTCAGCCTTTGGCGCTTCAACTTGCTGGGGTTGACTCGCTGGTTGTGCCGATGGCTTTATCAGCCCTCGCTTGCACGCCTCAATGAAGATGGTTGTGGTGATTGCTCTCGCGTTCTCCAGTGTGGCGATGGCCAGAC